GTCGAAAATTATTTTATCGTCGGATGTATCATTTCACCGACTGAGTTAGAAATCTCTAAGATTATCCGAAGTACACCGACTGAGTGCCGGGTGTGAACGAATCACCAAGATTGTTGACTACGATAACGTGGTAGTATAACTCTGCTCCAAAGATGTTATCAACAACGCCGTAACGTGTTAACAATCCAACTCTAGGTGCAAAGTCATTAGGACCTACTGTACGCTGTACCATCACTGGGATGTACGGACAATAAATGATACCTGTGTCGTAAAACTCAGGTCCTTTATAGCCCAACAGTATGTACTCAAGACGCTCGGTGCGGTTGCCCGCTTCGAATTGTCCTTCTGTACGCGTATCGCGGTAAACGTTGAACCTTCCACCAAGATTTCCGACGCGTGCGATCCCAACAGGTTGGGTATTCACATTGCCTTGAACTTGCATCCACTGAAATTCAGGGAGCATTTCCAAGATTGCACAAACGCGAGGTGTAGCAACTAAAAAGTTAGCAGCACCACGACGATTGCGAATTGCAATACGATTCGCTTCGACGATTATCTTTGCGTAGAGGTCACGATTACGTTCAGCCATCCAGCGGCCATCTGCAGTAGCAGGGCTCCAGGTGCTAACACCTTTGCCTTTGCCATCTTCAGCTTTGGCTGCAACTTGAACCATTCTCATGAGCATTTCACGGTCGATCTCGGCCTGAATTTCATACGACATAGCGTTTGTCAATTCAGTATCGATATCAATACCATTCATGTTCTTGAGGTCTTGTTCAAGTTCAACGGACCAACGGGCAGCTAACCTACGAGTACCAGCTTCAACAGCGGTCTTTTCAAAAGAAACAACCATCTGTGGAATTTTACCGGTAAGTTCGTAATCAGCGAGCTTCTTAGCAACACCAGCATCGTCAGCAACGAATTCACCGATCTTGTCCCAACCTGAGCTAAGCTCGGATTGTTGTGTACCTGTGAAACGTGTGTCGAGGTCTTGATAACCGACTTCATCCTTACCAGTGGAACGCAACTCGTCAAGAGTTCCGCTACCGGAAGGTTGGTCGTTACCAGCTTGGGTGTTGTGAGGACCTAAGGCCCCATGCCCATCAATGCCGCTCTGCCCGAGTGAATCATCCTCGTACTTGTAACGCATAGCGAAAGCAAGTCCGACTGGACCACTCATTGGCTGAACACCAACGATCTCATTAGTGATTAGTTCAGGAAATGTACGACGAATCATCGGAATGAGGATCTTGGGAAGCCTAGCATCGCCGGTAGCGTAGTTGTCGCCTGCAGGTGTCATTGCACCTCCATGCCCCATACTACTTCCGGGTCCTGGGCCGCCACCTCCGAATACTCCACCCATACCGGCTGAGTTCTCGTTCAAGCACCATGACTCTTGGTTTTCCAAAAGAATGGCTGTGTTGAGACGAGAATGATCATCAGTGATAGGTGCAACATTATCGGAAGAATAGTCAAGAACTGGGGCCCACTTCTCAAGAAGTGTTCCGGCTCTTGCCTCATCGATATAAGATTGTGCGGGTTTTACCTGTGACATAATATAATGTTCTCCATAACTCAGGCCTCTAGGGCCTCAATAAAGTTTAGGTTCTGTTCAACTCCTCCATGTAATTGGTGAACAGGTTACCATCTTGCATATTGTTTGGTTCTGACTGTGTGATCTTGGCTTCGACACTCTCTTGTACGACCTTTTGTTTTTCTCCAACAGGACGTTCAGCTACTTGCTTCTCAGCAGTGGCTTGTTCTTTGAGTGTTTGAAGTTTCTCAGTTTCAGATTTTTCAAACATATCCAATGTAAATTGATAATTTTCTTTAATAAATTGTGCGCTCTTGCCAGCGAATACTTTCTCGATGTGACGCTTCTTCACACTGGGCATGCCGGAGGTGTGCTGCTCCAAAACAACTTTAGCTTGTTGTTTCTCGAGATTCTCTTTAAGAACTGCGTTCTCATGTTCGAGCTTTGCTGCCTTCTCGGAACGTTCATCGATTTGTTTCTTACCGTCAATAACAGCCTCACG